GACGGCAGGGTAAGCCGTTGACCAGTTCTTGCCTGCCGTGGCACTCCCCCAGGTGAATGTGCCTGAGGACCAGCTGTAATTGGGCCCCGGGGAGCTGGAGACGTTGACGGTCTCGGCCATCTCAGGCGCCCGATCAGCTCATGGTGAAGGTAAAGACGGCCGTGAGGCTGTCGTCCACCCCCTTGTTCACCACCGGGAAGACCACCCGGTCGAACATGATGCCTGCCGTGGCAGCATTGAAAACGCCCGCTTCCGTGAGTGCCCCGGTGGCGTCGCCCGCCGCGTAGCTGGCCGTGAAGGTGAACACCTTGGTGCCAGCAGTGTGGGCGTAAGTGGCCGCGTTGCGCTTGATTTCGGTGACCAGTGCGGTCTGCGTTGCGGCAGCAGCGGTGGTGCCAGTGCCCACTGCGATCCAGCCCATGACGCCAGGTCGGCTGCCCGAGTTGCCAATCGCGTCGGCCACGAAGTCAAAGCCGCCGTTGACGATGATGTTGTCCTTGTGGACCACTTCGACCTCGCCCGTGGGCTTGGCCAGCACCAGCGTAATCGAGCCTTTGATGCTCATGCCCTCTTCCATCATGGGTCATTCCCTTTCTTTGGGGTTTGCAAATGAAATGGGCGCCACACCTTGCGATGCAGCGCCCGTGTTTGGGGGATTCCCCGTTCAATAAAGCTTGAGTGCCGTGTACCCGGCTGTGGGTGCCAATGCTTTGCTGGCGCATTGCACCTCACCGCCCATCTTTCCGACAAAGAGCCTGCGCTCGGTGGCCGTCTGGCACACGCCCAGGCAGATCCGGTCGCTGACGTTCACGGGGTATGGCACCACGATCCGGTTGAAGAGCTGGTCCTCCAGGAAGAAGGAACCCGCCACCGCATCGAAGCCAACCAGCAAACTCACCCCTGATCCGGAGGCTGTCCAGATGACCGAGGTGGTGATCTGGTTGGGGATGAACCAGAAGCTCACATGGAAGATGCCGGGGATGCTCACGGCCCAGGACACCCGGGTCGTGTCCTTGACCAGCACCCCGCTGCCGTAGCGCCCGTCGCCATAACTCACCCCAACGGCTTCTCCGCTTCCCGGACTGCCGTACCCAGACAGTGCCCCGTTGAGGCGCCAGCCATAGAGCTCTCCGGCCTGCAGCGCATCCTCACGCGCCATCTGAAACCGGGCCTCAATGCTCTTCAAAGCACCGTCATAAGTCCACTGCCGTTTGGCCGCATTGCTGCTCCAGACATAGTTCGCCGTTGACCAGGTCTCTCGGTCGTCCAAAGTGGCCCCGATGCTGGCCAGTAGCGTGTTCTGGGCCCGGTAGCTGGTGGGCAGATTCACCTCGAAGAGGTACTCCGACTGCGCCACACCGCTGTCCATGCGCAGCACATCCTCGCTGTTGACCGACTCGACTGAGGCAAAGTGCTTCACACCGGGGAACCGGGTAGCCTGTGCATCGATGGTGACCAGCAGGTTGGCGTTTTGCGGCTGGGCCACCACGGTAGAGACAAAGGTGGCCTCATCGGAATAGATGCCGGGCGATGCGATCGCCTTGATCCAGAAACTGCGCTCACCATCAAAGCCCGAGGGCAGCGTGAAGCTGCTTGACTTGACCTCGGCAATGAAAATCGAGGTGTCCCAGGCCGTGCCTTCGCGCAGCTCGTAGGCCACCACCTCGGGCTCGGCATTGGGCAGCCACCGAAACTCCAGCCGGTTGGCAGACTGCACCACATCGAACTGTCGAACCGCAGCAGGTGCCAGCAGAGTCAAGAGAAAGGTGGTGACGTGCTGGCTGTACTTGCCCGAAGTGTCGAACGCCCGGATGAAGTAGTTGTACTGTCCCGATTCGCTTTGATCATGCACAAGCTGGGTGCCAGCGGTCTGCCCAACCAGAGTGCCCGCATCCCAGCCCGTGCCTACGCGAACCTCGTACCCGGCCAAGTCGGCATCGGTGTTGGCGCTCCAGCTCAGCATCAAATCGGTCGTGCGGCGCAGGACCACAAAGTCCTGCACATCGTCCGGGGGCTGCAGCTTGCCCAGGATGGCCTGGCTCAGGGTGGCCGAGGCTCCGAGCTTGCCGGACACTCCCACCGCCCTCACCGTGAACACATAGTCCCCAGCCTCGGCGTTGCGGATCTCTAGGTAGGAGCTCGAGACCCGGGGCAAGGTGACAGTGTTGCCGCCATTGACCCGGTAGCTCACCTGGTACTCCAGCGCGCCGAAGACCTGCTCCCAGCCCACCTGGATGAGCACGAGGGCCTGGTCCTTGACTCGGTACAGGCTCTCGGTGACCACCAAGCCCGTGGGCGCTGCAGGCGTGCTCGAAAGCACTGTGATGTCTCGCGGCTGCAGGGCCAGACCCTGCTCGATCGCACCGTACTTGTCAGGGTTGTGGGCCAACGCCGTCACTTCGTGGATGCCAGGCTCGCTCTCGGCAACCTGAACCACCCTGAACAGTTGGACTTCCACCTGCGTGGAGGCTAGCACCCAGATGGCACCCGCCTGAGGCGCTGTGGAAAATGCGCTGGTCACACCAACCGTGCGTCCAGAGAGGGATCCGACTTGGCGTTCCTCCACCGCACCCGTGGGCAGCAGCACAGAGATGCGCCACGAACCGGCGGGAAGGTCCTGATCCAGCGTGACGCTCACCGTGGTTGCCGCAGCGATGCGTCCACCCAAGCGTAGGCCACCCCGGCTGCTGTCTGCAACCTTGATGACATCGCCGGGACGAACAACAGCGCCTTCCAGCCCTGTGCGGAAAGTGATGATTTCCGATTCGGATTGCTCGGAATACAGCAGCCACTTGCCCACCCGGTTGGCCTGGCCACGTGACGTGCATCCCATGGCCACCACATCGGCCTGGACCACGCCGTAGCGGGCAATCCCTGCCATGTCCTCGACGTATTCCACCTTCTGGCGGTAGAAATCATCCGGATCCACCCAGCTGACCAGGGCCACGGTGTGCCTAGCCTTGGCGGACGATCCTTGATAGGCGAACTCGCCACCGATGACATTGGCAGCCGTGAACTGGTAAACGGGATCCTGGGGCGCATCCTGAGTGACCGTGATTGCTCCGCCAGACCAGTAGGCCATGCCCCGAAAGATTGAGGCCATATCCTGCACCACCTTGTAGGCTTGCTCGCGGCTTTGCAGGTACAGGTTGCAGGTGAAGCGCGGCTCATAGCCGCCCAGTCCGTTGGGGACCAGTTCGTCGCAGTAACGGGCCACCCGGTACAGGGCCCACTTGTCCACCTGCGACTCGGGGATGAAGCTGCCCAGCCCGTAGCGGGTGCTGGTCACCAGGTCATAGAAACACCAAGCTGGGTTGTCCGTCCAGGCCACCTTGAAGGTTCCGTCCCAAACCCCGGCATACGAGCGGGTCTCGGGAAAGTAGTTCGAGGGAATCCGGACGCGCAGGAGTTTGAGGTCATAGCTGCGCCGAGGAATTGAGGTGAATTGAGAGGCATCCACCCGCAGTGCCATCAGGGCGCTGTTGGGGTAGCGCAGCTTGCTCTCGATGACCTCGGTGTAGGACTCCAGAAACGTCTTGTTCTGCAGGCTGGTCTGGGTCGAGTCGGCAGTGATGCGGCGCAGACGCACATCCCAGGGACCGGTGCCAGTCAAAGGGATGTAGTAACTGCGCTGGTAGCGTGAGGTGGTCTTGCCAGACACCGTGTCGGCCAGAATCTGGACATACCCAGCTCCTCGCGCCTGCACGTCGATCGCATAGCTGACCGAGGTGCCATTGAGGTCTCCGTTCGTGGTGTCTTGCAGCGTCAGGGTCGGGATGCTGACCTTGATGCGCACGGCATCCACGTCCAGATCGTTGATGGTTCGCACCACAGGCTGGTTGGCCTTGCACTCCACGCCCACGGCCACCTCGTTTTCTACTGAGGAGAAGCCAGGGATGTAGCTTTGCTGCTGGGTGCCAGGCCGTGTTTCGAGCGTGACGCCGGTGAAGTTGTAGCTGCCGTCAGGGTTCTTGATGGGGGTGTCATCCAGGTACACCGACTGCAGGCCAGCGGCCAGCCCTTCGATTTCCCCCTCGCAGACCAGGTCCACCACCCGGGCATAAGCCTTGGAGCGCAGGCTGTCCGGCGCTTCCTGCGCCACACGGGCGCTGCCGCCTCCACCCTTGCCGCCACCGCCTGCGCCAATGATCAATCCAGACTCAGGGGTGCTCATACAGCGATCTCATCCACATCAATTCCCGCGCTGATCACGGCCGAACCAACGATGAGGCGGCCGTAACCCACGGGCACAGGGTGTCCCTGCGCCGTGGTGTTGACCGCCCCGTTGAAAACATAACTGGGCTGGTTGCCTGGCCGCTCGGATGGATCCTGCGTCTTGGCCGTTGGAGCAATCATCTGGGCCACACCACCCAAAATCATCGAAGTGCCCACCGAATAGAGCGTGGCCTGAGACAGGAACGAGCCTGCTGCGGCCCAGCCCATCGGGTTCCACCAGGACACCGCAATCAAGGCAGCGCCCAGAAGGATTTGGCCCAGGCCATTGCCCCCGGCACCGGACACGACCGGCGCAATGGTGATGCGCTGCTGGCCACTGGGCTCGTGCAACTGGTCCAGGCTCAAGGCGTCACGCCCGGCCAGCACCCGGTAGCCCACCCCGCGCTCACCCGAGGCCACCAGCTCCCGCTCGAATCCGGGAAAGTTGGCGCACAGGGCTCGCACGGCCTCAGCCGCTGAGGCCACCGCCATCCTGTGGCGACGCCCGAAGCGCTTGCCCAGTTCACCGAGTAGAAGAATCGTGACCATTCAGAAGATGATGTTTCAGGGTGTGGGTGGTGATCTTTTGCCAGTAGCCGCCATAGACATCGCGACTGGACAGCCTGCCCTGCAGGTGGTGCAGGATCAGTCCATCGCCCAGGTAGATGGCGGCATGGTTCGGTACAGGTGACGCCACCTGCATCAGCAGTACATCGCCGGGATTCATGTCTGATGGATTCACTGCATGGAAACCTGCGCCAGCGAAGTTGTCCAGGTACAGGTTCCCGCCGCGCTTCCACCACTCGTCAAAGCGGGTGAAGTCCGGCAGGTCAATGCCGCGCTCTTGGGCATACCAGTCACGGATCAGGGAGTAGCAGTCGAGCACGCCGTGCGACCACTCGCGCCCGACCAGCGGGGCGGCATAGCCTTGCGGCTTCAGCTCGGTCCAGTTCCCGGCCGGAAAACTCACGATGAACCAGGGCAGTGCCGTGGCTTCGCAAGCCACCCGGTCGGCCTGGCTGGGCTCAGGGCTCAAGTTGGGGTGGGAATGAAACACCCCCACGATCTCGCCAAGCTGGTCGGCGCGCACATAGTCTTCGGGGTGGATCACGAACTGGTCGGTTCCCACGCCGATGTTGCGGCAAGGGACATAGGTCTCCCGGCCCTTGTGAATGACGAGCAGGCCACAGGCCTCGCGGGGAAACTCCCGAGCAGAATGGGCCAGTGCCAGCGTCTGGTTGGTCTCGAGCATCACCGGATCAACCCCGCTGCAGGAAACCCGCCAAAGGGCAGCTCGGCGTTCGCCCCGAAGCGCTTCTGACAGGACACCAGACGTTTGCCACAAGCATCTTGCGCTCGGGAGCTCACGGCTTCGTCATTGGCATTGAAGTAAGTAGTGCCGGTGTAACCACATTCAGAGCCACGGTAGAGCCAGGGGCAGACGTTTTGCACGATCTGCCGCCGGGGCAGAGACACCCCTTCCAGATCAAAGGCAGCGGCCAACTCGAACTCGACCACATCCCGGGTTTCACGCGACTTGCGATCAATGAAATACACATCATCAGCAAACTCGGCTGAAGGATCGGCCGTGGGGTTGGCACCTGAGGCGAAG